TGGAGCGAACATCCTGAACGAAATGAAGAATGGGCCGAAGTAGAACGCAGTCGAATCGGTGAAGAACGATTTAGACGAGAGCACGAATGTGAATTCCTGGTATTTGATGAAACACTAATCAGCAGTCTCAAACTGGCAGGTATAGAAGGTCGCGAACCCATAATGAAAATGGGGCAATGTCGTTGGTATAAAAAGATCAATCCCAAACACACTTATCTAGTGGCACTGGATCCCAGTTTAGGAACAGGTGGCGATCCTGCGGCTATACAGATTATGGAATTGCCTAGCTTTGATCAGGTAGCCGAATGGCATCATAACCTTACTCCTATTCAAGGGCAGGTGAGAATACTGAGAGATATTTGTAATCATATCAATAGCGAGTGTGCAAGAAAAGGTGTTGCTCCTAGTTTATATTACAGCATTGAAAACAACAGCGTAGGTGAAGCAGCACTGGTAGCCATGGATGAAATAGGTGAAGAAAGTGTTCCGGGATTATTTTTAAGTGAACCAGTTAAGCGTGGGCATGTACGCAGATTCCGTAAAGGATTCAACACCACACATACTAGCAAAATATCAGCTTGTGCTAAATTAAAGCACCTAATTGAAAGCAATAGAATGACATTAAACAGCAAGCCCCTAATTAGTGAACTTAAAACCTATGTGGCCAAGGGCATTAGTTTTTCCGGTAAATCCGGAACTCACGATGATCTAGTCAGTAGTTTGTTGTTGGCTGTGAGAATGGCCATGACTCTGCAGGAATGGGATCCCAGTATCTACGATAAAATGAGAGAAGAATCTGAAGACGAATGGGTTATGCCCATGCCCATCTATGTAAATACATTTTAACATAAATACAAGATGAAACCTATCCAGATAATTTCTCAAGATGTTTTTGACAAGGTACGCAGTCGCTTTAGTAATTTAGAAATGGGCGACGAGACCGGTGCTGTGACTATTGATCCAGCACAAGCACGTTTTTTTGATTTTGACTTTATCCACGAGGGTAATAACCTAGGTCGTGTCAGCATCAGCTTAAATGATCTAGGCAGTCTTAAAGTTTATTACAGCCAAGGCATTACAGAAAATCAAGATACTCCTGTTAAACAAACATGGTATGATTTTTTAAAAGAAATGCGTTTCTTTGCCATGCGTAGACTGTTGAGATTTGATACCAGAGACATTGCCAAAAACAACCTTGATCGAAATGATTTCCAGCATCTAGCTGCGACCCAAGGCCCTAAGGAAGAAGAACCTATGAATACCGTAAATGAAAGCCGTTGGAACCACAAGAGTTCGCGCAAAACCAGTCGTGCTGTACAAGGACGCACTGAAGTCATTGTAAGACATCACAAACCAGTAGACGAAGATTTTGCTGGGTCACGTAGCCAACGTAAAAACATCAAGGCAATTTTTATTCAAAACAGAGATGGTGAACGTTTTAAGTATCCGTTCATTCATCCAGCAGGCGCATTTGCCATGGCACAACACGTAGATCACGGCGGCATCCCACATGACCCAGCAGGCCGTGCTATCATTAAAATGAGTGAGGAAATTGCTCAACTAGGCGAATTTCAAAGAAAAGTACAACATCAAACACTACACGACGACGCTACAGGAATAACAGAGAGGGCCGTAGGCCGACTTACAGAGTTGAAAAATAAAATTGCTTCAATAGGCAAGCGTCAATATTACGAAAATTGGTTATCAGAATTTAACAATCAAGAACAACTAGACGATGACATGGCAGAATTAGATGCTGTCACTATGGAAGACTATAAGAGTAAATTTACACAGAAAAATTTCCAAGAAGAACTTACACAATACTTCCCATTAATACATCGCATCATGAGTGAAAAGATCGAATTAGAGGATTTGGTCAGCGAAGATGACATTGATGATTTTTATGATGACAAAGATGAAACAGTTAAAGAAAGCATATTCAAAGAATTTGAAGATTGGGCAGATGCAACAGAAAAGGGCGAATTAACCGACGATCAAGTCGAGGCAATGAAGCAGGCATTAGAACAACTACCAGAACCATTACAATTAGGCCCCAATGGAGAAACAGCCATAAACTTTTTTAGCGAATTAGGCCTCGACAATAAAGAACTAAATCAAAACTTTGAAGACGAAGCAAGAATTGACAGTTCAGCAGATCCAATGGAAGATGTATTCATTCCTTGGGCCCGAGAAAATCAACCAGGCTTATTAGACAAATTAGGCATTAATTATACAGATAAAGAAGGCGAATCTCCAGAACCTGTAGCAGCGGCCGGAGCAGAGCAACCTCCGGCTCCGCCTGCACCACCTGCGCCGGAGACAGAACAGCCCACTGCAGAAATGACACAACCAGAAGGTCGCGGAACCGCCACTGTGCATGGTATCATGTCGGCAGAGAACGACGAAGGCACATGGACCAACAGCACCATGGCAGCAGAAGGTCGTGAAGGAATGGTTCGTAAGATTGCCGAAATTGTTAAGAGTCGTTTTAACGAAGACAATCCCGATGTGGGCGCATTTAGAGATCCAGAGAACATTGCCACCGAAGTTAAGAAAGAAATTTCTGAAAAATACGGCGACGAAATGGGCGAACGTGCTCGTGAGATGGCTGAACAGTTCATGGAAAAACTCACACGTCGGTGGGCTAAAAAACACGGTAAAGTTAATGATTTAGATGGGTTGGCTCGTATCAAAGAACTCAGCGGAATGCCAGCCGAACTAGAAATGGAGGAAGGTGCTATGAGTGATATGGATTTTCAAAATGACCTACCCGAAATGATTGCTGCTCTTAAGAGCAAGCGGGTCAATGCCGGAGATATGCGTCGTCAGTTTGGCAGCAGTTGGAAACACTTGGTCGGCATGACACCTGCGTTTGCTGGCAAGAATCCTACCAGATCTGAAATATTAAAAACAGCAATGGAAATGCAAAGCGAGCAGGAACCAGAGGAACCATATGCCGATGATTACGCTCCGGGTCATGGCGACGGTGCTGCTAACGATATGGATCACGCATTTGATAAATCTCGTGAGCGTGGTGAAATGGAAAGCATATTGAAATTAGCCGGATTGAAATAATCTGACTACTTTTGAGGTTGCGAGATAAATAAAGTTAGTATACAATTACTGTATGCTAACTTTTTTCTTTTAGTCAGTGGGCTAGAAGAAATGGCATAAAATAGGCACATAAACATCAAGGAGAAATATTATGGCTACTCTTGCAGAAATTCGCGCAAAACTTCAACAATCCAGTCAACAAACAATCGGTACTGGAGACAACGCAATTTATCCACACTGGAATATCCAAGACGGACAAACTGCTACCGTGAGATTCCTTCCGGACGCAGACTCAAACAACACTTTTTTCTGGGTTGAACGCAACCTAATCAAATTGCCTTTTGCTGGCGTCAAAGGCGAAACCAACAGCAAACCTGTACAGGTACAAGTGCCTTGTATGGAGATGTGGGGCGAGACTTGCCCTATCCTTACCGAAGTTCGTCCATGGTTTAAAGACAAGAGCCTGGAGGAAATGGGTCGCCGCTATTGGAAAAAGAAATCATATCTGTTCCAGGGCTATGTGGTTGACAGTAAACTGGCCGAAGACAAGACTCCGGAAAATCCCATCCGTCGATTTATCATTGGCAGCCAAATCTTTAACATTGTTAAGAACGCACTGATGGACAGTGAGATCGAAGAACTGCCCACCGACTATGTTCGTGGCCTGGACTTTAAGATCGTTAAAACCAGCAAAGGTGGCTATGCTGATTACAGCACCAGCAACTGGGCTCGTCGTGAACGTGCTCTAAATGAAGCAGAACAGGCTGCTATTAAACAATATGGTTTGTTTAATCTGTCAGACTTCCTGCCTAAAAAGCCAGGTGCAGTGGAACTTAAAGTCATGAAAGAAATGTTCGAAGCCAGTGTCGATGGTGAAGCATTTGACATGGATCGTTGGGGCTCTTACTTTAAACCCGCAGGTATGGGCGGTGGCGGAACTGCTACCGGATCCAAAGGTGGGGCAGCAGTAGAGGACACTGACATCCCTTTTGAAGCCGCGGCAGCAACACCCGCTAAAGTTGTTGCTACACCAAAGCCAGAGGTCAAGGAAGAAGAACCTGCCGCTGAGTCGGGTGCCGAAGCCAGTAGTCGTGCCGCAGACATTATTGCTATGATTCGCAAACGCCAATCAACTTAATAGGAGATTGATATGACTAAAAAAACAATCTCTAAGATTGGCGATAAATTGGCAAAGATCGGCGAGTCATTTACTGTGAACATGTACGACAATGGCTACATGTTTGAAGTGGGAGGTCGAGACAGCGACGGTGATTATAAGAGTGTAAAAATTCTTGCTCCAACTACGGAACAACTGGTACTGCTGATCAAAGAAGCCATTGAAATGGAAAGAGACGAATGACCAAGGCCTTTGACATTACAAAATTTCGTAAAAGCCTTACCAAGTCCATTGACGGGCTTGGTATTGGTTTTAACGATCCTACTGATTGGGTCAGTACAGGCAACTACGCCCTTAACTATCTAATCAGTGGGGACTTTTTCAAAGGCATTCCGCTGGGCAAGGTCACTGTATTTGCCGGTGAAAGTGGTGCTGGTAAGAGTTATATCTGTTCCGGTAACATTATTCGTCATGCACAAGAACAAGGCATTTATGTTGTTCTTGTTGATACAGAAAATGCTCTGGACGAAAAATGGCTACTGGATTTGGGGGTTGATACACACGAAGATAAACTGCTTAAACTCAACATGGCCATGATTGATGATGTGGCAAAAACCATTCATGAGTTCATGAAAGAATACAAAATCATGCCCGACACCGAGCGTCCTAAAGTTCTTTTTGTCATTGATAGTTTGGGCATGTTGCTGACTCCTACTGATATTAATCAGTTTGAAGCAGGTGATTTGAAAGGTGATATGGGTCGTAAACCCAAGGCCCTGACTGCACTGGTTCGCAACTGTGTTAATATGTTTGGCAATTATAATGTAGGCATGGTTTGTACCAATCATACCTATGCCAGCCAAGACATGTTTGACCC